TCGTTGTTTTACAAACGGTGTTGCCGTACACTTCTTCTATTATTTTTTTGGCGTAAATAAGTAAAAGTCGTCCAGTTGAAGTCGTTGCGGCGGCAATATCTTGTTCGTAGAAGGTACTTGTTCGCGCCCCACATTGTCCATACAACGAATTCGCGGTCACCTTATACCCAAGTTGACGCTTGTCTAACACATTTTTCATAAAATCGTCCGTTTGAAGCGGAATCAGTTTCCTTGTTTTTTTTCTTGCTTGTAATAACTCTTCCAAAATCGAAGGCATGATTGCTTTTCCTTCTTTAAATTGTGCGAATCGGCACAGTTTTTTGCCCGACCTTACTTTTTCCGCGGTTGAGGTTGGCGTTTTCCGAACATATCGGTATGTGTCGTAGGTGATATTCACATAATTATAGTCGGGCAAATTGTCGTAAATAAAGACCCCGTCCTTTTTTTCGCCAGTTTCACAAATAATATTTCCATTTAAGTCATATTCAATCGTCCACACTTTGCTGTCGTGTGAAAGATTTTCGCTTATCATCGATGACGGATACAACGACGCATAATCTACACACGCGACAGGATTATCCAAATATAAATCGCATTTTGGGTCTAATACAATCGCACCCTCATACCCATCATCATGATCTCCTTTGTCGATGACAGGCATCAACGTTTTTTTTTCACGGCATTTTTTCGCAATATAACTAGTTAGTTTAATTCCTTGTCCTCGCATAATCAGGAAATTAATCGGAACACTACAAATATTCGCCATTTCAATAAATCCTGTCAAAATATCCACTTTGTTCATCAGGTAATGAACTAGGTTGCAATCTTGAATACAGTATTTCGCAATCACCGAACGGTCCTCATCGCTTCCGTTCGTCATCGTAAAAATATCTTTGGGAGATACATCATCCTTTGCTAAACACCAGCGAACTTTTTTGCTTCTATCTGGAGAAATCATTTCATTAATTTCGAATATTTTGGCAGTTCGATCTACCGATATAACCTTGAATTTTGCTCCATTACTGTAGTAATCGATTGAATGTCCTATTTCTTCAAAATGAATGAAACTGCCTTCTAATAATCCAGACATATTTTCGGTTTTAATTTGGGTTGTGAATGACTCAGTATAATAAACGTCTTTCACGAAATCTCCGATAAAATGACCTGCGACAAAATCCAGTTTGTAAGAAGATAAATTTTCCTCTCTTCTGAAAAAGTTGTATAAATCGATTTGTAAACGTCCGTTCATTTTAATAAACTTTAGGTCGTGCTGACCGCTCGCGATTTGAATCGTCGATTCTTCTATTTTATACTTACCCGTTTCTTCATCAAATGTCCCGCAAACTTCATCCGCGTTTCTAGACAATTTTAAAAACTCTTCTTCGCAATTGTTTTCTTGTGCACGGCGAAACATAAACTCATAATCAAACCCAAATATATTGTATCCAATAATAATATCGGGGTTCTCTCTTTGTATCAGTTGTTGCCAAGCAAGAAGAACTTCCTTTTCGGTAGAATACGATTCTAACACCGTGTTTTCGATGGGTAAAGGAGCACACGTGTTTAGAACAATACAATGGTTGAATTGTGGGTCGGTATTTCCATAATTTAAAAAGGTCGACCCGATGAATGTGACCTTGTCTCCTTCTAATGCGGGAAAGTTGGAGTTGAGCGACGAATTGAGCTCGCTCAATTTGCTTTCGCGGTCAAACGAATCGTCGCATAAGATATCAACGATTGTCGCGTTTTTATTGTTATACGCTTTGACATAGGTCGGGTGTTCGTATGCGTCGGGGTCCTCATCGTGAGTATTGTATTTATTGACATTTTCAAATAATTTTTCAATAATCGTCAACTCTTTATTTTTTTTAAAGTTTTTAATTGAAGTTGTCAACCACTTATCAACCATATCGGAGAGGTCTTCAATCGACGGATGTGTTTTTGGATACACGCAATCCACCCCCGACATTTTATCATATCCAAATGCGGATATCACCATCTGGTTTAAGGTGGATTCGCACACTTGTTTTGTTAGTTTTGTCTCCATATTCTCAAAATATTCGATGATGTTGGTTGATAATTTCTTGTATGATTTAATCGGTATCGGAAAATCTCCGTGGCTACTGCTTGCTTCAATATCAAAACTACATATTTTATAAGGAACCCGCGTTTCCTTAGTATTTACTGGAACAATATATTTGCAATCAATTCGGTATTCATACGTGCAACTCGTTTTTTTATGTGTGCACACCGTAAGGCGGGATACCGGCAGAGCAATCCACCCTGAAGGACTAATATCATAAATATGAAAGAACCTTAACAACGGCGGGATGTTGGCTTCATATAGGCGTGTATTAGTATTGTGGAACACATACCCCGTGGCCAACAATTTTCGCTCGCCTTCAGGAGAATACTCGTGATACCATAAGTTTTGGGCCTTTTTAAACGCCCCCATATTCAAAAATTCTATTCGGATAAACTTGTGTTCTTTCCCCCCATCAAACCCGTATAACTTCTTACGCTTGACAAAAATACAACTCGTGATTGTATCTTCATAATACTTACCCATTTTATATTTTATATTTTGGAGAAACTGTTCTTTTACTTCCTTAGTCCAAGAGTCGTTCACCATCACAAAGAAGAATGGCTTGAAACTCTCAACCAGAATCGAAGCAGTCTCCCCTTTCTGGTTGACTCCAAACATTTGGATCATAAATTGAACGGATGATTGTGAAGGTTTATTATATTCATAATCATCGTCGCTTTCGGCATCAGCCTCGCACGAAGAATTGTAAAAGTTGAAATCAAAGACACGAAATATTTTTTCCATTTGTATTATAGGTACTTTTACAAAGTATTCTTTATTTATTTCATTTTTTTAATTATAGTTGTGGTCCCATAAGTATTTTATTATTTATGTATACATGGATATCGACCCGCCGCAGCCAATTAATTTACCCGCAGGATTAAAAGAAAAATCGCAATACTTTGTATATCTACTCGAGTCGACCAATAAATCAACCTACATCGGGGCGACCGTCGATTTAACGCATCGGTTAAGACAACACAACTGCGAAATCAAAGGAGGAGCGACAATCACCAGCAAAGGAGTAAAGCGGGGCGAATACTGGGAACGTATTTGTCATATATCGGGGTTTCCAACATGGAACGCAGCTCTCCAGTTTGAATGGAGATGGAAACAACTATCTCGAAAATTCCCGAAAAAAATGTATCCATTAGAACGCCGAATTAAAGCACTTGACCTATTATTACATTTAGATAAACCCACAACTAAAGCGGTCCCTTATTGCGAATGGGACACACCTCCCAAATTAAATGTAGAGATTGAGTCACCATTCTTTATTTGTATAACTGGAAATCAAGAGAAAAAGAATGAAATTTGAGTCACCTCGAATCATTTTCAAGAGTAGAAATAGAAAGAAAAATAAAGAGTTTCATAGTTTCTTTTCGTATCTTTTGTGAATCCAAACCAACATTTATATTTTGAACATAATAAGTATTCGAATCATAATGTTTGGTTATACCTTTTTAAAGGTATACATGAGTCTACTTTTTGATTTTCAGGAATAGAAATAGAAAGAAAAATAAAGAGTTTCATAGTTTCTTTTCGTATCTTTGGTGAACCTAACTGGGAAATTATATGGGCGGGGAATTATTGTAAAGCTAAATTCCAAAACGTGAGTCTACTTTTTGGATTTTCAGGAATAGAAATAGAAAGAAAATAAAGATATTCATAGTTTCTTTTCATAACTTTGGCAAGTCCACTCCAACATTTATTATTTTGAAAATAATAAGTATTAGAACAAAATGCCTATATATTTAACAAGGACGCCTTCAACATGACAAATGTTATCATTAGAACATTTAGGCAAATAAAAATGTTTTGAAATTATTTGCCTAGTTATATTAATTTAAAGATTTACATTATCAATGTATATAACTAATAATACAAATGACATATCTACAAGATAAAATAAATACTTTTTTCAAAAAAAGAAATGACATATTTAAAACCCCACTCGAAAAAATTATAAATATTATGTTAAATAAGTGTAAATATATTAACGACGAAAGTTTAGAGAGACATAATTGGGGAAATAATCCAATAAAATTAAAACATATCCCAAAAAACCTCAATTTACCTTCGTTCGAAGAAGATTTATTAAATTCGCTTAATTTAGAAGATAATGAAAAATCAATAGTAGAGTTATTATGGGGAGACATACAGCTTGGAAAAAGAGTTCAAGCATGTATAATTATGTGGATATCGGTTCATATACTAAAAAGGCCTGTTTTATATATTTTTAGAAATTTAACAATTGACCAAAAACAATTACACGATGATATAGTTGGAACAGAAAATTACAATTTTAATATTCAATTTATAAAAACAATATTTCAAGAATTTAATAATGAACTTCAAGAATATTTTGATGAAAATAATGTTGAATATTGGAAAGATTATAAACTTCCAGAACTAAAAGATATAAATAGTAATGATATTATTAATAAATTAAGTAATAAAGAAGCAATTAATTCAAATGACATATTTTGTTGTTTAATGAATCATACTCAGTTAGCTAAACTAAATACTAAATTTAGTGAGTATATTTATTATAATGATGAACTTGTTAATATAACCACATTAGTTGATGAAAGTGATTTAATGAGTCCTACATCTTCAAATGATAGAAGTAATGATAATGATAAAAAAGATTCTACAGCATGTGAAATATTGCTTGCCAAAATATATAAAAAGGTAAAATATGCGCTACATATTACAGGCACAGCACATTCGTTGTTATATAATGTAACAACCAGGTTAAGCGACCATACTGATATACAAATTAAAATATCAAAGGTCCATAAAATGAAAAGGTCAAATGATTATTTTGGATTATTTAATAGTTCTATAAAATTTAACACCACACTTGTTGAATCTTGGTGGGAGTATCAAGATATAGAAAATCGCACAAAAAAAAATTGTTATGATATTGTTGAAGATTATAATATTAATATAAAAAAAATAATAGAAGAATTAATTAAAAGGCCTATAATTAAATATAATTCGTTATTGATAAGTGAAGAAAAAATAAGAGCTAATCAATTTTGTTTAGTAGATAAATTAGTTAAGGATTTTCCCAATTTGTTTATTGTAATATATCATGGAAATTGTTTAAGATTATATTTATCAAAAACATATGAAAAAGAACTAAAATATTGGTCTAACTGGGACTCAAAACAATCATTAACAAGTCAAAGATTATGGCAATCTGGAGGAATATACGGTTCATCTATTGATACTGAAAAATCTGAAAAACTACCTAATAATTATTGCTATTTCAATATAAACACAAAAATATTAAATATAAAATTTATTTATAAATTGTTAAGAATTTTATTTGAAAAAAGCGATACGCCAATTATATGTAAAACAATTATAACAATAACAGGTAAATATGGCGAAAGAGGGTATTCTTTTACAAGTGATGATTATGATAATTATTCATTACATTTAACAGACCAGTATTTTGTGTCTCACGCATCATTAAACTGCACCGACATTTCACAACGATTAAGATTACAAGGAAAATATAATGATTTTGAACTTAAAAACGGAAGTATGAAACTCACTTTATGGACTACTCCTGAATTACAAGATATAATACAAAATTTTTATGTAAAATTTATAAAAGAAATTGAAAAATATATTATGACGTGTAGCTCTTGGGAAGAAATTAAAGACTTATTGGAGAGCATTATAGATAATGGCGATTTCAAGTT